TTATAACCCTCAACAACAGTAGCATTGTCAGCAATTGCTTGATCTAAATCTTTAAGCTGTACATTTAATAAATCAATAGCATCAGTATTTATTTGTTTTTCTGAATTTAATAATGCAATTTGTTCTTCTTTTGTAGACATAATTAATCTCCTTTATTTAAAATGCAATTGTTTTAACTGTCCAAATCATATTAGATACAGTTACTGTTGTAGCGTTAGTAGCTCTTATAAATAATTCAATAAAGTCATTAGTTGCAAGAGATATAGGCGGCACATCAATTGAGAATATTTGAGGCACGTTAGCCGTTGTAACTCTACCCGCTATTACTGGTAAGATTATTCCAGCTGTACCATTCTTAACTAATTCAAGATTTATATTAGTAGTACCTGCTACACTAGAACTTACCTGCGCGCTTCCATATATTGTAAAAAACAATGTCTGTGGTCCAGGGTATCTAATCCTATTATTAATACCAATATCAATAACAAAACCAGCAGTCAAGAAGTTGGTAGGACCCGCTATCTTTTGTGCAACGTTAGCAACTAACACATTCGTTGTTACGTTATTACCAGGTGAATAACAAGACGCTGATCTTTGATATAAAGCCGTATTAGCATTAGCACTCGATAAAGTACCATTCTGTGTTACATCTACATAATTCTTTGTCGCAGCATCAGTTGATAAGCTAGGATCAAGTAAATTACTTATAAAGTGATTATTTACATTTATTGTAGCTGTTGGAACTGCAAATTGATCTAACCTAAATGCTGTAACAGCAGCATTAAAATTACTAATCTGACTTGTTGTAATATTAGTAAGCGTAGTTGCTATTGTACCAGTGCCAGAACCAGTTACTGCGCCTGTCAAAGTTAAAGGGCCGCCAGCTGCAACACCGTCAACATAGGCCTTAGTAGCGGCATCCGTAGTAGCCGTTGGAGTAGCTAAGTTAGTAATCTTTTGCCCACCCATACTAACTGCTGACAATGGGGCAGCAAATTGATCCAATCTAAATGCAGTCACTGCCGCATTAAAGTTAGTAATCTGGCTAGTTACTATATTCGTAAGCGTAGTCGCAATAGTACCAAGAACCCCCGAACCAGTTACAGCACCCGTTAGCGTAATAGTTTTGCCGTCAACATAGTTTTTATTAGCAGCATCAGTGCCAAGAGTTGGTACACCTAAGTTTATAATCTTCTGACTATTTAAGTTTAAAGATGTTGTAGGGATAGCAAACTGATCTAATCTAAACGCTAAAGTAGCAGTAGTAAAATCAGTAATAACAGAAGTAGTCCATGTCTTACCGTCAATATAACCTTTTGTTGCAGCATCTGTCGCAAGAGTAGGTGTAAGTAAATTAATAAGTTTCTGATTACCAAATGACACCGATGTTGTAGGAGCAGCAAATTGGTCTAATCTAAAAGATGTCACCGCAGTATTAAAGTTAGTAATCTGACTAACTGTAATTGGTGTCAAGGTTGTTGCTATTGTGCCAGTACCAGATCCCGTGACAGCACCTGTTAATGTGATAGAAGCTCCGCCTATTAAGCTATCAGCATAAGCCTTAGTAACAGCATCAGTTGCTAAAGTAGGAGTTGCTAAATTAGTAATCTTCTGATTACCCATTGAAACTGATGAAGTTGGGGCAGCAAATTGATCTAATCTAAAAGCCGTTACCGCTGCAACAAAATCAGTAATAACAGAAGTTGTCCAAGTCTTAGCATCAACATAGTTCTTATTAACCCCGTCAGTGCCAGCAGTTGGAGCAGCTAAGTTAGTAATCTTCTCACCATTAAAGTTAAGATTAGCAGTAGGCAATGCAAACTGATCTAATCTAAAAGCTACTACCGCACTATTAAAGTTCGTTATTAACGCTGTAGTAATAGGTGTCAAAGTAGTAGCAATGGTACCAGTCCCGCTTCCTGTCACAGCGCCCGTAAGAGTTAGTGGTCCACCTCCTGCTACACTATCAACATAAGCCTTAGTTGCCCCATCAGTTGCTAAAGTTGGTGTACCAAGATTAATAACCTTAAATCCCGCCATATCTAAGTTGGCAGTAATAGAGAAACCAGCTAATGAAGTTGGCACAAGGAAATCAATAGTATTATTCTGATTAACACGCATTAAATCTGTCCCAGTAGGGGAGGCATTTAAAAAGCTTTGAAGCGTATAAGTACCAATAGTATCAGTGCTTAAAGTCTTATGATACCACCTGAATCCTGACAATGAACTATTTCTATGCTCATCATTAGTTTGAGTTGGAACACCTAATGTTGGAATGAATATAGTATCCTTTTGAAAAGCTGATACTGGATCTTCATACGTAAAACGTTGATAATCACCAAGAATAGCCAAATTAGGAGTTAATCCATGTACGGTAAGATTACTTACGGCCATATTATGTTCACCTCATCATGTATTAAGTCCCATAGGAATTGTGCGCTAATCGCATCAAAGCCATCTTCAGGAGATTGATTTAAATTAATTACCCTGTCAGTTTGCATGTCCAAATCACCAGGTGTTCTTATCGTAGATATATTACCAGCAATAGGCGGTCCACCTGTTACAAATCCATCTAAAGTTAATGTCCCGATTGAACCAGTGACCTGCGTATCAACGTAATCCTTCGTTGCAGCATCTTGAGGATTAACAGGATTAGCTACATTTACACCATGGAACCCATTAAAATTGATATCACCATTATTAGGGATATTATTCAATTCAAATAACTGCTCAGCAGGCCTGTTAAATACCCCTCCAACCCATATGTTATTATGAGTCAAGTTAGGTAGATGAATAAGGTTCAAAGGATTAAATGTAGTAAGTACACCAGCCACATGGAATAAAAACCCTGGAGGCTTAGCTATTAATACCTCAGCATTAGGAAAAGCCGCGTGTGGTTCAGATAATACCACAGTAGCAGTATTTATGTCATCAAGACGTTGACGAAGTAATATCAGGTCAAGCTGAACATCAATTAAAGCAGGCGACGGCTGAGCCACACCATTAACATCCCCTACGTAAATATAATCTTCAGGCAATGCACCAAGGCTACTAAATGCGACTACCCAGTCACTATTAGTTATCCCACCTATAAGCTGATACATAGTATTCGTACTTAATACGAATACTAGCATCCCTTCTTCTCTACGCTCTGGAGTTACTATATCTCTTGCTGCTAAATCATCGACAGTACGATACCCACCTTTGCCGAATATATCCCTATGAGTAGGGTATACATCAGTATTATCAGTAGGGCTAATAAAGCCAGTAATAGGAATAGCACCTAAATCAATGCTCATGCTGTTAAATGACCTATAAAGTTTGTAATATTAGCAGTATCGTTATCATACCATGTATTTGCAGCATCTTCTAAATATGTTAAATAAGTAGGAGTTGTAATATCAAGTTCAATGTCCGTTAAAATAGGATTAAATGAATAATAAAATAAATCATCTAACTGATACTGTGACCTTAAATATAAATCTGTGTCTATAGCTGACGCTACAGTTGGAATTCCAACTGTCAATAAATTATAAAGAGTTTGCCCAGTTGTCTCAAAAGGAATATTACTCCCCCCCGCTGGTTCTGAAAAGTCATGCTCAGGAGCTTCACCTGTACCAATAGATAACACACATGCACGCTTAGCTGTAGGTTTAGTAACTCTGGCTAAACTTAACCCTAAACTAGCAGGACTATTTTGATATAATCCGCCATCTATATACTGATGTCCTCCAAAGTTAACAGGAGGTAAGAAAGTAGGAGCTGCTGAGGTGGCTAAGGCCACATTTACTGCTAGTTCTGTTTGACCTGCAAATTGAGGTAAATTGACATTAGAGAAAAATACAGCTCTCGATGTGCTTGATTGTAACGAAGGCACAAGAATATTAGTTTGCATATCTGCCAGAGTATTCGTACCCATAACTCCTGTAATAACTGATCTTAATCTAGCACTTCCATAATTACTATTTATAGGATCAACTGACCTATAATATTGATCGTTATCAGATAATATAAGAAATTTCTGAGGACCATCTGGAACATTACTTGGCAATGACGCATTAATATACCCAAGTAATACATCTTCAGCTGTCCTAATAGTAAATATCCACTGTCCTTCTTCTGTAAAGAAAGGTATTAAGTCAGCAACTGATTTCCCAAGACCAAAACTTAAAGCGCATATACCTCCAATAGACGTACCACATATAACATCGAAGTTCTGTGCAAGTGTACCCACCATCCCCCATTGATTTAGAAACCTTTGAAGAAATACTAATGATATATAACCACGCTCACCGCCACCACTTAAAGATAATATTCTTACTGTGTTTGGATCACTCATGAACTAATACCTATACTTATATCACCACCTAATATATTAAACGTCCTATAACAATAATAGTCTTCAGTTATACCAAAGTCATTCGTTACACTCACGGTCTCTACTGTATTCATAGCTACTGCATAGTTAGTATCTAAGTCAATAAAATTATCCCTAGTCCCCATTGTCACAGGGTAGCAAAACCACTTATATCCCCCACCAAGTAGTTCATAATCACCGTCAATAGTTTCTGCTAATTCTCTTATACGTAAAGCCTTTATATCAGTCTCAGTAAGAGAAGATAAGATACTTTCACCAACATATATTTTACTAACGAAATTCACAATAAAATCCCTCGAAAATGAACCACCAGTAGTCTCCATTGCCGATATTCTAAATATTACAGGCGTTGGAACATTAAAGCTAATTAGTGGCAATATTATACTTTGAGGAGGTACATTCGCCAAGTCATTAGCAAGCTGCATGTTACCAGTTATGTAATTTATATCAATACTATTTGCACTTAACAATTGTGGATCAGCTATTGACCAGTCAGCGTTATGAGAACCTGCCGTAATATTATTGCCAACTTCAATTAAGGTTGCAATATTTCCTATTGTAAATATAGTAAAACTTGGGAAAGGATAAGCGTAAAGTAAAGTAGTCCATAATTGAATAAGTGGCACACTATTAAACGTAGAACCAGCAGGCCAACCTCCAACGTCAGTTGGCATAGGTAACGTGTTAGTATAAGTAAACGCACTGTCACCACTAGACCCACTCCCGCTACTACCTGTTTTAATGCGTAATAATCCTAAGTCGTAAGTCTTATTCGTCGTTACAATTATTAAATGACCGCGCTGGTCAAACTTAATATCTATTATACTATTACCGTCTAACCCATCACTACCGCGTGGACCAACCACAGACTCGCCTCTTGGCCCTCGTGGTCCTTTTATGGCAGTAGTCCTCTCTATGGTTTGTATATTTTCTATTTGTACCTTTAAATCACTAATCACATCATTAAGCTGTTCTTGTGATAAAATAACAGGTTGAACCTTTTCTAATATGGAAAGCTCACTTTTAATCACAGCATCATTAACCAAAATAGGGACATTATCCTTAACATATTTAGTTATTAATTGTGCAAAATCCTTAAATAACATCTTTACCTTCAAATAATATGTTCTCAATCTCTGTTATTTGATCTAGATTAGTAGCGACCATAGAATTAATACTACGTAGCAAATTCTTCTCAAGATCACGAAGTTGCTTTTTAACAACAGAATCATGGGCAATTAATTTAGCCTCAATCGTGTTATTATTCTCTTTCAATAATTCACTTCTAAAAGCATCAATATCTATAGCAGGCTTATCCGCTAAATCGATATTAAATGATTTACCAAGCTTAGTAGTAATCGATAAACTATTTTCAACCTTATCCACATTAGCTATAGAGTCTAACCCATCAAGTCTATTTAGTATTGCAGCAATATCATCGCCCATCATCTCAATCTTTACATTATCTTCACTGACAACACTATCAGTTTTAACATCAATCATTAAGTCAGCATTAGCAGGATTGATAGGGATAATATCCTCAGTCACTATGTCATTAAACTCATCTTCTTCAATGAAAATATCAGTATCATAACCACCGTTAGCATATCGTTTCTTGAAAATAAATGCAGGATCAACAGCACCACGGTCCATATAAATTTGATCTGTCTGTGCAGCAAGTAGTCTATTTTGCGCAAGTTCATGCTCATTAGCCACTTTCAATGAAGGGAATTGCCATTCATAAGATTCTGGACGCTTACTAGCTTCCCACATCTTCTGCGCCTCAAGCATTTTAATAATCCACTTGATACAAGGCTCAATTTCATCAGTTCTATAAGCTTCAACTATATTATCCCAGTTATCAGCATCATTCTTACCAGTTGAATTAAGTCCAGCAGGACTACGACCCAATAACTTAGTCAGCGGGATACCTGTTGTTGCACTTATTGCTTCTGAAAATCTGTCCCATAATTCTGGAAGACCTGCAACAGAACTAGCCTTCTTCTCATAAGTCTCATGCTCAGAATCTAAGAATATGGTATTGGCAACGGATCTAGTTAAATCAATAACATTAGCTCTAGCTGTTATTAAATCATCCTCACCTTGACGAAGCATTTCAGTTAAACCATTAATACCAAGAATAGTTTGTATAAAGTCTTGGACAATCTCAGCAGACGCATTCATTGTAGAACCGTAATTACGAAGTGATTCATACACGGCCTGCAATACAGATTGATCCCAATAATAGTTGGCTACCCGCTCACGATTAGGAATACGTTCACCATTAAACACATGAAGGCGTGATCTGTGAACACGAAATGGAATACCATTAATAGGATTTATTGTATAAATATCAGGATCACCAAAGTGCTCATCATAATAATTAATCGACAAGTCAGAGATATCCCAAGTTATTTGCCAACGATCATATGACTTTAAGCTCACAACCTTTTTAATAGCCTTATAATTAAGAGGCCTATCAATATCTTGACCGTCATCAACAAATGCAACTAAGACAGAACCACCGTAAAGCCTTGCCCATGTCGCACTGTCAGTTATCTTTTGCTTACTCTTAATGCGTGAAAGTTCATCAATAAGTTCATCTTCAGCATGAATAAAAGCCCGCATAGCATCATCAATAAGAATATTAACAACACGACGACCTATTCCGTCAGATAGGTAAATATCTGTCAGTTGTTGTCTATCTAATCTAAATGAAGGATTATAACAGGTCGTATTTACACGACTATTAGATGCACCAAGACGAGAAATTACATTACCCCAATAGTCATGTCGCATAGACCCTTTAGGCTTAACTGTCGACATAGTGTCTATAGTAGAATCCTTTCTAGGTCTTCCGCGTTTTACTTGAGGAGATAATTTCATGAATTATTATTTTATTTAATCCATGAAAATTACTACGTATAGCTATCAATATCAAGTTTTAAATACGATATAACATAATAATTAAGGTCAATTAATACTTTAATTATTGCATAATCTTTAATAAAGGAGTTATTATGACCTTCAGACAATCAAGATATATCTAAATACACATGCATGAAATTATTATCCTACTTATCACTTACGTTGCAGCTATAATTACCTTAATAGTAGCCGACTTCACTATTGTTTTAAAAGAACTAGAAGTATTTAAATATATAAAAATAGGATATTTAAAGTTTGTATTTAATAGAAAGCACAACTACACTCTATTTTCTAAAACTTATAATATTCTAAAGTATTATCATAATTATCAACTTCCTGTGATGATACTCGATAATTAGAATACATATTGTGTTTTGTAGTAACAGGAGAATATTCAGTTATAAAAAACACAGTACTAAATAAAAACACTAATAAACTAGCTGCAAATATTCTAAGCTTCTTTAGCTCAGCAGGTGTTTGCTCTCTTGTATTTTCTTCAAGTACTTTCTCATGATCGTAGTTCATATTATCCCCTTTAATTCTTATTTTATAGGCTTTTTGCTTAACTCGTTTCTTTATACCTTCTATAGTGTCCTTACGTTCAATATTCTCTCCCATCTTTTACCCCCTTCAAAATAAATGTTTCTAAATCACTTCTTCTATACTTTATAAGCCTACCGATCTTAACATAAGGCAAATTATAACGACCAACACATTTCCAATGAGTTAAAGTCCTTTCCTTAACTCCAAGTAGTTCAGCTGCTTCTTTTCTTGTTAATAGGTCATCTCTATAGTTCACTCTAAATAACCCTAATCATTATAATGTTGTAATAATCCGTTTGGATTCTTCAAGTCGAGATCACGAAAATGTCGTATTGCAAATAAGTAACCTATCAAGAACGGTAAACCAAATACGCTATAAGTATAATTGCCAAAGTAAGGTTGCATTACAACTAAACCAAATCCGCTTATTAAAGCTATAAATGCTCTAGATATTGAGAAGGTTAAAGCATTAAATGTAAATCTTTTAAGCGTAGGTACATTTCTATACATAACACCACTCATATTAAATTCACCGCACATTAAACTACAAATTAACCCATGAATAATCATGGTCATTAACAGACTAGGATAGTAGGTCAGCAGAAAAGGAATACATAACAATAAAAGCACAGCTAAACTAGCACGAATAAAAGACAAATTATAAGGATTGAACTTCAAAGAAAGATATATATTAAGTATTGTATATATTGTACTACATCCAACACCCCATAAACTTATCGTAATAATCATCTCATCAGTATAGCTGTATACACTTCTATAAATATTATGCATACCAATAATTGCTAAAAACAATCCCACAGGAACAATACCGTTAATCATCAATGAGCTAAACCATGTCTTGATGCTTATACTTTCTACAGTTTGACGCGCTAGTATTGATCTTATAAACTCAGGGGATTCAGATAAATTCCTTCTCGCAAAATAACCTAATATAAATATACAAATACCAAATAAGAATAAGTATCTAAAACTAAAGTAATCAGCTAAGGCTAGTTTGATACCAAACAAGGCTGCGATACAACCTATATTACACATCAATAATATAACAGTTAATCCTACAAAAACTGTTCGCCCTTTTAAATATTCGCTTAAATATATTTCACCTCCTACAACCTCTCCCATTGAAGACATACCTTGCATTGCTCTAAATAAAGTAATCATCACAGACGCCCACACTCCAATATCGTCATAAGTTGGAAGCATAAATATACCTAAACACGATAACCCCATCATAAATAAAGTAATACGGATAACATATTTACGCCCATAAGTATCGCCTATATAACCAAATACTAAGGCAGCAATAGGTCTAAATACATACGATGAACAGTAAGCAAATGACGTCAATAAGTAAGTCGAAAACTCATCAGTAGGAGCGAAAAATAACTTATTTAATACTGAAGCAAAATGAAGGTATAAATATAAGTCAAAATACTCAAGAAACGTACCAATAGATAATATAGTAACAACTTCCCTCTCCTTACGTGTAAATATAGCCATCATTTTACCTTTAATCATTTAATATCATTAATAAGCGCCTCATCCTTGTCAGCTATAAACTATTATGACAATAAATTCACATACTTAGGATGAGGCATAAAATAGGCAGTTATAGCTCATAACAATCAAGATAGGGCTTACATACCCACCTATTAGAGTAAGTAGAAAGAGGCCATAACTGTCAGGAAGAAGCTTATCTACTTACTAAATGTTGCACGCTATCGAATAACCCCCAAGAGTTATGAACACAAGAAATATACGTGCAACAAATAGGTTATAATATGTAATTTAAAGGATGTCAATAGACATTAAATGACTTTTATAAATATTAGTTGATATTGGTAGACATTGTTGTATTTTTGCAACATAGTGAAGTTATGCTCAATATGGTTCTACATTCGAGATAACACTCTATAATCAGCTTGATTACGCTTCATTATGCGCTCCAGGCTATAGCGAACTCCATCGATTAAATGCTGGTATCTATCTACAATATCAGTAGTAATATCACCACTCCTCTGGTCAACTTTATAAGAATATAGATTAAACTCATTTATAGTATTCTTACAACGCGGATTAATTATTACCTTATCAAAAGACCTTATAAAGGCAATGCCGTCTTCAACTGAACCCTTACCTTTATCAGCGCCAACTATATTATACCCTTGACGTTTCATAAATGAAATAGTCTCAGGTCTGGCACTATCAGCTATAATCCTACCCTGTCTAAAACCAGGTATAGCAAATTCACATGACTTACCTATATCATCAATTTCAACACCAACCTTGTAAAACTCATGAGTGATATAAAGTATATTATCTACTATATAACATCGCATAGCCGCGGTAGGGTCGACAGAGTAGCCAAAGTCTAACCCATAATAACAATAAACCTTTTCAGGCTCTTCAAACTCTTCAATATACCATAGCTTGGGATCACGGTGAAATACCTGTGCAGCTGAGTGCTCTAAACATTCACCTTCCCATATATGCTTATACAACCCGTAATCTCTAACTAAGTCCTTTTGCATTTCATCAGCTAATACATTAGGGAAGTGCGGATTATCTTGATAATTTACTTTTACAACATAAGCATTATCAGGAGGCGAGTTAGCTATAAACTCTTGATATAAAATATCCGTTTTATTCTTAGGATTCATTGTAATCCATATTTCTGAATTTTCTTCCCTAATAGTAGGTTTAATTACTCTCCAAGAATTCACACTTAATATATCAGCTTCTTCAATCCACAAATGGGTAATACCAGCCATAGACTTAATACTATCTATATTCTGACGTAATCCCTTAAATATAAAACGACTTCCACTATTTATATTACGTATTTCATCTCGAATAATCTCAAAACTATTATTTAAGTTTAAAGCTTCTATACGCTGGTAAAGTAAAGAATGAACACTGTCTTGAATAGAATTTTGAAACTCACGACCACAAACTATCAAACATTTTCTTGAACATGATATTAACAATAAAGCATCAGCAACCCCCCATGACTTACCAGAACCACGACCACCATATATAATTTTATAACGATGAGGTCTAAATAATTCTTCTTGCCAAGATTCAACTGTTATTTGCATCGTCATTTCTTGCACGACTGTTTATAATAATTGATGGTAAATCCATGGGTACATTTGAATTTACTTCTAAATATGCTTTTTCAGACCACCCAGCTTGAGTTTTTAAATAAAATATCATAGCTGTTACATCACCTTCTTTTATCTTTTTTATCAATTTAGATATCACGAAACCAACTGTTTTAGCCTTTCCCTTTTTATACGCTAAAGATACTTCAGGTTGCCTATTTCGTATTTCAATAAAAGTAACATGTGATATTCCCATAGTATCAGCAATTTGCTCAGCATTTAAAAACTGTGCATAATTCTCTACATCTGCTATTTGTTTTTTATTAAATACTTTTAAAGGCTGACCACCTTTATTTTTAACTAATGTTAAGTTCTTACTCATTTTTCACCAATATAGCTTTTTCTCCTGTTAACTTTTCCCATCTAGCAACTATCATATCAATATAATTGGGAGATAACTCCATCATATAACATTTACGTTTAGACTTCTCACAAGCTATCAAAGTTGTACCGCTTCCGCCGAATGGGTCGTATACTCCTTCACCAACTTTTGAGTTATTTAAAATAGGACGTAGCATACATTCAATAGGCTTTTGAGCACCGTGTCCTGTGTTATCTCCCTTATTCTTTGATCCAAACCCATTATTATCTATTTCCCATATCGTACTTTGATCCCTCGCCCCTTGCCAGTTGTGCCGCTTTCCTCTTTTTACAGCGTACCATAAAGGTTCGTGTTGGCCATGATAATCTCCTCGACTTAAAGCAAAGCTCTGCTTACTCCAAATAATCAAACTTATTAATTTAAAATCACAATTTTCAATATGCTCTGCAAATTTATGTGTGTAGCCTGAGGAATGCCAAATATATGCAACATCTCCTGTAAATAATGAATAAGCATCAGACCAATCATACCTATCGTCATTTAAAACTGTTCCTTTAGACATTCCTGCTTTAGCTGCAATTTTCCTCCATTTAGGATCATAATTAACCCCATAAGGTGGATCAGTTACCATTAATATAGGATTTGTCCCGTCTAACAATCTACTTACATTCTCAGCATTAGTACTATCTCCACAAAGAAGACGATGTTCACCCAATATGTATAAATCACCTATAACCGATTTAGATTCAATGGGAATATCCAACACCTCGTCATCTTCCTCTGAACTAATAAGCTCATCAATATTAAAAGCATTAAGCATTTCATCCGACATACCGAATTCTTCAAGAGTTTCCTCGTCAAATCTTTCTCTCAATATGTCAAAATCATATTCACCAAATGATAAATTATCCCTAATGTTTATCCTGTCAAGTTCTTCGACTGTCAATAATCTATCAGGCATAAGAACTTCTAAAGTATCGTTTAGTGATAACCCAGCTTTGATTAAAGCTTTTTTACGTTGATGACCACCTATAATAACATTGTCTGTATTCACAAGAATACGTTGATGATATCCATCTTCCTGCAATGATTTTACAAGTTTAGAAAATTCTTTATCTGATATTGTACGGGGATTATGTGCATATTCTTTTAAATCATTAATAGTAAGAGTTTTAACATTCCATTTAATCATACAGCTACCAATTATTTACTACATCATTATACACGTAAACCTTGATAAATCAATCACTACTAAAACCCAATATTCACCTACTGTTCAAAGTATACTCGTATCATCAATAACCTAGCTTTCCTCGGTAGTTACCACAATATAAACCATGGCTCCTGCCAGCAAGAGCCATGGTTTTGCCAGCAATAGTCAACTATTTAAGCTAAACTAACCTCTTCTAATACTTCACCACCGACAATAGTCACTTCGTTCAAATCAAGCTTATCGATAGCGATTTCATTACTTAGTTCTATGGAAACTTCAGTATTATGATTATTAACAGTGTCATCTTCACGTTTATCATATTGCTTACAGCATCTATACGTACAATAAGAAACTAAACATGCCGTGACACCACAAGGCACACCTATTAAAATACCCCCTACTATTCCTATTCCTAATCCTACAAATACAGCAACTATACCACCAATAATAGCTGCATAATCTGATTGTGATAAATACATATTACAAAAACCTTAACTTAATTAAACATATAAGCTATATTAGAAGTATATTTAATGCATGTCAATAATTGATTTTGTTAACTATTTCCTTCTATAAAAGTTATCCACAATGACACTGCCTAATAAATAGGCAGTAAAGTTATACACATAGTTATCCACATAGTTATCCACATAGTTATACACATAAAATAATATTAGATAGGCGGAAAAACGATAAGATAGGCGGTTTCCGCCTATCTTTTTATAGATAGGCGGTATAGTTGAATACCATATGTTTATTGACATTCATAATATTTGCCGCCTATCCCGCCCATCTTTTAGCATTGTTGTTATATATTTATATATTGTACCATCTTTATATACTTTCATTTTATGTGTATAACTTCTATATTTATTATTTATTATTCTCTTTTATATAAAA